GTCTTACGGCCTTCTCGCTCAGAGATTTAGACCCCCTACCGGCCTCTCATACCCCTCCCCCTGCTCTCATTTTTCCTGATCAAAACTATTCTTCACTGCTCTCCGTGCTCCCGCTTCCACTGCTGGATCCGCTTACGGTCCCGCTCTCCCTTGAGCCGGTTGCAGGGCTCGCACAGGGACTGGAAGTTGGACTCATCGAAGAAATCCTGGCATATCGGCCAGGGAACAATGTGATCCGTACACGTCGCCGGCGTGACGGTTCCGTGTCGTCTGCACTCTTCACACAAAGGGTGGGCCTGCCGCCACGCCCTGGACACTCTTGTCCATCGTGCTGAGTGATAGAGGTCATCCGATCTTGGGCGGACGTACCCCCCATCTCTCCTGTCAATTCTTTTCGTCGCATCCCACCTCAGTTTCATTCCTGGTTCTTGCTATCGGCCGAGCGTCGTACTTACCGCACGAACACTTCCAGCTCTGTTCTACATAGTGCGGCCGCTTCGTCGCGACGCACACGCCCTTCCACTCCCAGGCTCCAGGTATGTCAGGAACCTGACGGAAACTGCCATACAGGCATCGTCCACAAATCTTTTCCATCTTTCTAAGTGTTTGCAATGTTTCTGCGAAGTTTCTTGATATAGTTCAGCACGGACGTCTGGGTGTCGGACTTCCGCCTCAGCGCGCCCATCACCACTTCGTCCATCGTATCTTTGCATACCAGGTGATACACGATCACCGGCTTCGTCTGACCTTGTCTGTTCAGCCGGGCGTTTGCCTGTTCATACAGTTCCAAGTTCCAGGTAGGGGAGAACCACACGATAATGCGCCCGCCCTCCTGGAGGTTCAGCCCATAGCCGACACTCGCCGGGTGACACAGCATTACGCGGATCTTCCCCGCGTTCCAGTCTTCCAGGATCTCCGGCTCTCCGGCGAAGGGCACCGCGTCAGGGTGCAGCTCTTGGATCCGGATCAATTCGTGCCGGTAGTTGTAGAACACCAAGACCGGTTCATCCGTCTGCTCCAGGAGATCCGACAGCGCCTCATCCTTTGCACTGCTCACCTGATGCCATACGTGATCCTCATCATACACGGCACCGGACGCAAACTGCAGCAGCTTGTTCGTCAGGGAGACCGCCGTGACGGCGACGATATCCTCGCCATCCGGAAGCGTCATAATGTTGTCCCGCTCGAAGCGCTTGTACCTCTCCAGCTCCGGAAGCTCGATTTGCATACCGCCGTCGATCAGCATCGGCATTTCCAGGTAATCCTCCGCCCGCATCGACAGACAGATGTCCGAAATCTTCCTGGCGATGTCCTCCCTGGCACCCTTATTCGGAAGCCACTCATACACGACAGATCCGCTCCTGGCACCGGCGTGAAACCACCGGCTGCGGAAGCCTCCGATAAAGGGCCCGAGGCGATCTCCGCGGTCCAGCAACTTGATCTGGGCCCACAGATCCGGAAGGCCATTCGGGGCCGGTGTTCCTGTCAGCAACACGATTCGGTTGATCAAGGGACGTACTTTCCACACGGCCTTCCACCTCTTGGACTGAAAGTTCTTGAAGGAAGAGCTCTCGTCCAAAACCAGCATATCGAAAGGCCAGCCTCCCGGGGACGTCAGGCAGAACCGCACCAGCCAGGTCACAGCGTCCCGGTTAGTCACGTAGATGTCCGCCTCGGTTTCCAAGGCTTTCCGGCGTTGCGATTCCGTGCCCATCACGACGGACATCCGGAGTCCTGACAGATGGTCCCATTTCGCCACCTCATTCACCCAGGTATTCCGAGCCACGGACTTCGGCGCTACCACCAGGACCTTTGTTACGGCGCAGTAATCATTCAACAACCGGTCGATGGCGGTCAGCGTGATGGCGGACTTTCCCAGGCCCATTCCCAGGAACAGGCCGCAATAGGGCTTCTCGATGACGAAGTCAATCGCCCTCTGCTGATATGGATGCGGGTTGAACTTCATCGCTCCTCTCCGTAAGCCTCGTCGTTCAGATCCGCCAGAAGACTTTCTTCCTGCGCCTTGCACTTGTTGATCCGGCGGTCCATCTTTGCCAGGAATCCTTCCAGCGCTTCCGTGGAGTCAATGACATACACTGTGTATCCCAGATTCCACAGCTTTGACTGAACTGTCTGCTGCAGCGGAGTCAGGGGCCGGCCGGTGCTCTTCATCTCGACAAAGGACAGCGTGTGGAAGGGCAGCAGGACAAGCCGGTCAGGTAGCCCGCGATGGAACTGTGACGTATTCTTCACAGCGATACCACCCCGTTTCTTGACCTCTGCGACCAGTCGGGCTTCCAAGGTTTTTTCACTTTCTTGGTCTCTCATATCGGTCTTCTTTATGCGTGTGTCACGTGCCTGTGCGCCTGCGTAACTACGCGCGCGCGCATTTTATGAGTATATGTTGAATTAGGCAGACTCGTTTTGCCTAATTGGTTCATCACTTTACTTTTCATTTTTCTTGTTACGTTGTTACATTTTATAACTAATGTACTGATAGCCAACAGTTAAGCCTACGTAACAAAAAGCGTAACAACAACGTAACAGTGAGGACCTTGTTACGTTGTATTACGTAACATCGAATCGGTTGTTACGTTGTTGTTACTCTCCTTGTTACTCTCTTTGTTACCTTCTACTTCGTTCCAGAAATCCTCCGTCAGACGAAATCTCCTTTGAGGTCCATATACCGGGTCCCAAGTCAGATCTCCGTCTTTCATATACGCCAGCCTGGTCAATCCGATGTATTCCGCACCCGGCATTTTCGTCAGGATCTGATTCAGTTCTTTCGACTTGTACCGGTCATATTTCTTCTCCCCGAAGAGCTCGTACTGGATCTCCATCGCGCAGATGGTATCACGCCTCAACACGGCTTCCATCTCGAACTGTCCGCCGGTCATTACAGCGCAGCGCTGGTCTCGGTTGAGATCCCACCAGTTCGCCGGCAGCCGGCGCCGCAGAAAGGCCTCTATCATACCGGTACGGTCGTCTCCGGCAATCTCGTTGAAGCGCTCCTGGTCGGCCCTTGCAAGGGCCTCCAGCTCGGGAGAGAGGAAGAGCTGCTCACCGTCCCGGAAACGCTTCAGCGCTTCCGCCCAGATCTGGTCTATGGTGCCCTGGTCGCGGTGCAGGTTGAACGGATCCTTCGCCGGCTTTTCCACCCCGGTCTGTACAGCCCAGAAGCGCCGGTTCCCTGTGTCCCCCTTCAGGAAGAATTTCTCATTCGTTGAGGCGAAGAACACGCACTGGCGGGGCCTGACCTCCGTCGTCCTGGCGTAGGCCGCCCGGTATATGTCGTCACACTTTGAGATGAAGGACTTGAAGGCCTCGACTGTGTTCCGCTTGTAGTCTTTCAGTTCCGACATCTCGAAGATCCACGCGGATCGCAGCTGGTCCATCGCTTCCTTGTCGCCGATCATAGACGTGGTGAAGGAATCGCTGAACCATTTCCCGTTTCCGGCCAGGGTCCTGATGAGGGTGGACTTGCCGATGCCCTCCGGGCCGACGAAGGTCAGGATGTAGTCGTACTTGACGCCCGGCTGCAGGACCCTGGCTACTGCCGCGGTAAACTGCTTCCTGGTCATCGCCCTGGTGAGCTCAGTGTCCCGGGCTCCCAGGTAATCGTGTAACAGTGTGTCGAGCCTCGGGACGCCGTCCCAGGCAGGCAGGCCGTTCAGGTAGTCCCGGACCGGATGGAAGGTGCGGTGCGACATCGCAGCGTCCCAGGCGTCCAGGATCATCTGTTTCCCGCCATTCAGGTTGTACGGATCCGCCCCGAGGTACACCAGCAGGTTGTTCGTGTCGCTCTCGGTCCAGTAGGCGGATGCGTTGTTCCGGTCCCAAGGCAGCTGCCCGAAGACCCTGTCCTTCTGGCGCATCGCATCCCGTCTCACGTCCCCCTTCAGGATCTTCGGGTCGTGTCGGAAGATCGTGTAGAAGTTCTGTATCGACACGAGGTAGTTGCCCTTTTTGTCGGTCTTCAGTTTCTTCACCCAGTCCTCAGCCGGGGCGAGGTCTCCGAAGTCGTTCTGGACTTCGTTGTACTTATCCACGGCCATCTGTCCCGCGGCCTTCTCGTCAGCCATCACGAGATCCGTCATCGCCTGGAAGGACGGCAGCCGGTTGACCGGTGTATCGGGCGCAGCGTCAGCGTCCAGGGAGCCAAAGCGGTGAAGGCGCACCATATCGAAGGCGTTGACCTCCCGCTCGCCACAAGGATCGGATCCGTGATGGCTGTAGAGCCACTTGTCCTCGTAGACGATGGCACCACAGGCCGTGGATCCTTTCGTGTAGGTGTAGCGGTTTTCCCCGTGCGCCTTCTCGTATGTTCCTGGAAGGAAAGCGTCCATCGCTTCCGTGATGCTGTAGGCCCTGCAGAAAGCGCCGATGATGCCGGTCTTCTGGGTGGGGTCTTCCATCTTTGCGGAATGTTTCCGCAGGGCCGCTCTGATGCGCGAACTGACCGGCCACTCGGCAGGATCCTCCCAGTTACGGTAGCGCTCCAGGAGCAGCTTGCCGCCGTTAAGATCTTCGCCGGATCCTTGCTCCAGGACATACTCTCCGTCCCGGCTTACGGACGGCCAGTACATAAGGCGGTGCGGCTCATAGGTGGAGTCGTCGAAAGTGTCGATGCCGACGTCTTCGGCGACCTTACGGGCAATCGGTATGTACTGGTCCGCAGTTACCGGCGTGGCAAGCGGTATGACCAGGCGGTAGCGGGGTGATGCCGTCGTGTGGCTGTGCGTCGAATACAGGGCCCAGTTATATCCGGCAAGGGTGTCGCGGATGATGCCGATAGAGTCGGCGTTGGCGTAGTCGATGTCCAGTGTCAGAAGAGACCGTGTCCGGACGGATCCGGCGTTCCGGCGTCCCTCCACGATTTTCCCCCCTTCACCGAATTCACCCAGGCATCCTCCGACGAAGCCTCCGATGTCCTTCAGCCGGCCTCGCTGGTCCTTGGGCATCCGGGCGTAGTCCTCGACCGTCTCCGGGGTCCTCACGGGGGCGGAGAGTTTTCTGAGCAGTTGTGCCCAGGTCACGTTCTGATTGTGCCATCGGGTCTCCGTCCTGGATCCTCCGACGGCTATGGTGTAGGTCTTGTCCATTCTTCTTTAAGATCTTGTATTCCTTTTCCTCCTTTTCTTGCAGGCGTTGTATAGACGCACATATTCTTCTGCGTCAGCTTTCGATCTGAACTTAACAAAGCCTCGATGAAAGAGCATATTCCACCCTGTAAAGTCATAATAATATATTACCCAGTCAGTTTGTACGCCGGCTGAAGTACGGAAACGAAAAGGCTTCGCACGGAGCTTCATTGTTATTCTGCTTTTTAAGGTTCAATGTTTATCCAGGATCCTTCGACAAGCCGGCGACGGAAGGCCCCCTCCAGGGTGTCGTTCAAACGGTCTGCCTGGAACGGATCCCTGAAGACCGGCTGCACGAGAATCTCGTCACCGGTTACGATGACGCCGGCGATCTCGTTGCACACGGGCACCAGCTCCGTGACGGTCTTTCCGTCAGAGCGGTGGAGCTCGATGGACATCAAGACCGGATCGCCGGCTGCGGCCCGTCTGCGCTGGTTTGCCTGCCGGACGTATTTGCGCGTGGTGGACCTGGATCGCTCGAGCACGTCCCTTGCCTGCAGCAGTGTCGGAGCCGCGCACCGGTTCTTGTTCCACCTCAGCAGGTAGGTCGTGGTGGAATCGCGCCCCTCAATGGTGACAAGGTGCTCATCGTGGATGGCGCGGGAGAGGTTGCAAGCGGTACCGGCGAGGGCCGGGTATTGTCTGAGGAACTTTGCCAGGCTGACAGCCTTGGGGTGTACGCAGGTGATCTCCCAGAGATCCAGGAGAGCCCTCAGTACGTCTGCGTCGCGTATGGTTGTCTTAAATGCCATATATCAGTCTTTTTTGTAAAACGGTGTCAAGTAGCCGGCCCCCTTCAGCGGGAGGTCCGGAGCCCAGTCAGGCGATATGGAGAAGATTCCCTGGATCCGTTCCAGGTCGAAGGCTGCCACTCCGAAAGGAACCTCCGCGACGATTTCGTCGTGGACGTGGAAGACGATCGGGAAGCCTGCCTGGTCAATCATCGTCATCGCCAGGGCGAGACAATCCCGGGCGATCGCTTGCGTGATGTTCTCTACGAGCTTCCCGCCAAAGGTGCCGGTGGTCTCCCATTTCCGCGTCTCCTGGTTGACCCCCTTGTAGTGGAGGCCGACTTCGTCTCCGCCTTTCTTGGCGTTGTAGTATTTCCCGACCCTCATATCGCAGTAGCAGAGCTTACGCCCGGAGGGGAGGGTGATCAGCAGCGTGCCGTTCTGCATCTCGAAGCACAGACGGGCAAAGGTGGTCTTTACCTTGGTCGGGATGCCAGTGATGCAGCACTCCTTCGCGGCGCTCTCTATTTCGGCCCAGAGGCTGACGATGGAGGGGTTTGCCGTCCTCCATTTCACCACGGTATCGGTCTCTTCCTGGTCGGTCATTCCGAGACGTGCGCCACCCATCTTGTCCAGGGCGTTCTTACCGCCCCCATAGCCGAGCGCCAGGACGGCCACCTTTCCTTTCTGCCGGAGACCGGCGTTCTGGCCGTGCTTTTCGACGGGGACGCGGAACATCCTGGAAGCGGTCTCGCAATAGATGTCACGACCGGCACGGAATGTTTCGAGCACCCAGGTCTCGCCGGCAAGCCACGCCAGGACCCTGGCCTCGATGGCACTGAAGTCGCATACGGCGAGCAGCTTATTCTCCGGCGCGATGAAGGCGGTGCGGACCAGCTGGGACAGGGTGTCCGGCACGTTTCCGAAGTTCAGCGCCAGAAGTTCAGTGTCACCGGTAGCCAGACAGTCCCTCGCTGCCTCAAGAGCGTCAAGGTGATTCTGCGGAAGGTTCTGAAGCTGGACCAGCCGGCCGGCCCATCGGCCGGTCCTGGATCCGTAGAATTGCGTCAGCCCGCGCGCCCGGTCGTCCTTGCACAGGACGTCCAGCATCGTGCTGTACTTGCTGACGGATGTCTTCCCCAGCTCCAGTCTCAAGGACAGGACCTCTCGCAGCACGTCGTCGTCAGTAGTCTTGATGAGGTCAGCGACCAGGGCCTTCGTCAGGGATGTGTACTGTGCCCCTGTCCGCTCTTCGATCCACGCCTTAAGCTGTGTCACGCTGCCGGGGTTGCTGAGCCCAGACAGGCGGACGGCCCTCTCCATCAGGCGTCCTTTACTGATGGCGTCCACCCTGACGGCGGCGCTTGCCAGCGGCCGGTCCACCAGGACACCGCGGTCGTTGATCCGCTGATCCAGGGCGTATAGGGCTTCTTCTGGCTCCGGCACCGCGGGCCATCTGGTTAGATTGTCAATCTGCCGTTCTACCTCAACATCCCGGATGCAGTAATCCTTGAAAATCTTCCATTCAGCGGGGAAGTCTGCCGCGTGATTACGCCCGTCGTCTTCACCGAAGAGGCCGGTAGTCTTGCGGGCCTTCCTGGGTGTACAGAAGAGGTTAATCAGGGATTTTCCTTCGGTCATCTTCTGCTGTGTCAGCCCGAGCACTCTGCCGGCCTCAGCGAGGCTTGCGGGGAGTCCGCGACGCAGGCAGCGGACCATCGTGCAGACCCATTGTGACGGATCGAGCCACTCGTCATCTTTAAGCACTTTGGAGCGTCGCAAGTAGTTGGTGAAGCACACCCGCTCGAAGGATGCGTTGTGCGCCGTCTTGACGTAAAACGGGTCGCTCAGGGCCTTTATGAACCACCAGTCGACCTTTTCCCCACTATCGACGTCTATGACCTGTACGGGCTCGTCCTCCACGGCATAGGCGATCAGGAGGATCCGGAAGTCCGGACTCTCGGCGTATCGGTAGATCCCGCAGTCCGCAAGGGGTTCCGGGGAGTAGGTTTCAATGTCTATGTGTAGCGTCTTCACGGATGATGGATTTCTCGTCAATGGTCAATTCTTTCGCCCCCACTATGACGGTCAGTTGCTGCCCCCCCACAGTGTAGGGACGGAGTCGTAAACGACGGCCTGCCTGATTCTGCCGTTTAGCTTGAGCTTAACTTTGTCTCCTGGTTTCATACTGTCATATCTTTCATATCGAGCAGCCTCAACAAATGCTGCAGCTGGTGTACGTATTCAATCTTTGCCGGAAAGGTTCCATAGCCGACGATCATTTCCTTTGTCCTTTCGTTCCATCCGAGGCGGGCCTTCTTGCTCTTCAGGACCCAAAGCCCGCTCTTGAGGATCCACCCGTATCGGTCGAGGATCTCCGGCGTGATGGGGATTGGCTGGGCGTTGTAGACCGCTCCTATGGTAAGCGAGGTCGCCCTGATCGGGCGGCCGTTCACGAGGACCCAGTCGTACAGCTCGAGATCTTCCGCCTTCATAGCTTGCTGATTTTTTCGGACCAGGTCTTTACGTCCTGGAGGGCGTCGAGCTTCCCCTGGTAGTATGTCCGCATCTTCTCCGGGCAGTCTATCATCGCCTCCTTGTAAAGCGCTGTCAGGCGGTAGATGGCGAGATCGAGGTCAAATTCCGTCATAGTTCCACGCTTATGCTTTCGATGCTGGACTTGAGCAGGTCGAGGGCCTGCTGGAGCCCGTATACCTGTCCGCTGTACCAGTTCTTGTCGTTGAAGTCCGTGTAGGGGATTGCTGCCTCCACGGCTTGCTTCCGTTTTTCCAGGACCCGGACCGTAAAGTCCAGAATCAGTTTTGGCTTGTCCATATCAAAAAGTGTCTTTCAGGATTTTGCAGTAGTCTCCCTTCCCTGCGAGGCACTTGCCGTGCCGGTAGAACCAGCAAGACAGGCAGACATTCTTTGTGGTGTATATGTGTGTCATAGAGGCTGGAGAGGGAGTCGACCCTCATCTCCGACGACGGACTGCTTGCAACAATCCCCGTTTCGGGCGTCTCGGCGATCATACCATTATACCATCCAGCCAGAGTGCCGGTCTTTCCCGGCTGTCACGGGTGTCAGAAGATGTCGTCATCACCGGCGGGGGAGTCAGGCATCTGACCGATGGCGCTCAGGTCGAGGTCGTCGAACTCTGCGTCTGCGCTGACCCTTCCGCCCAGGAAATCTCCGTTCCTGGTCTTGAGGACGTTGTTGAGGCCGGCGCTGATACCCTTGTTGCCGGCGTTGTTGTAGGCGAAGAAGTTGACCGCGGCGTAGCCGTAGCAGCCGCTGTACAGCTCCTCCTCATCAGTGATCGGGATAAACTTGGACATACCGGACGGATCCGGCTTCACCAAGCCAGGTTTGGTCTGGGACTGGGCGTTGATGAAGTAGCTGCCCTTGTAGGCTTCATCTTCGGACTTCTCGAGGTCACCGTCACGGAGCGGGTTGCGCCAGGTTCCCTTCGGGGGAAGGGTGCCGCCGAAGCGCTGCACGCCGCCGTTGTAGGCTGCCGCGATGCCGGCCTTGATCTTGTCGATAAGGGCCTTGTCGGACTTCGGGATGATGAGTGAGACGGAATACTTCGCCTTGTCGGTCGGGCTGGATTGACGGGGCTGGAACAGGTGGACGTAGGAGAAGCGGACTTCTCCGATCAGGACTTTCGTCGATTTGTTGTCTGTCATAACGGTTATTTTTTTATGGGTTGTTTGGTTTGATACGGTTTTTTGGGCATTTGTCGAGTTCCAGGATCAGTTCCTTCTGTTTGGTCGCTGAGCAGTAGAACGGCCCGGTGTTATAGAGTCCATAGGACTTTCTGTGAAGGCGGTCACAGTGGCACGCCTTGCATTGGCTGACCTTGATCATAGCTCCACGTCTTTGAAGTCAAGCTCAGCGGAAGAGAGCTCCGGCCGGGGATCGGTGTCGGGCGCCAGTGCCGGTTTGCCCTGGGGCTTCTCAACGAAGTTGCCGAGCAGTTCCTGGAAACCTTTCTTCTTCAGGAGACGTTCCAGATCCGTGATGGTCTTCAGCTCTTTCGGACGGCAGTAGCTGCTTTCCTCAAAGCCGGCGTCCTGCAGGACCTTCATCGCGGCCGCCTGGTCGGAGATCTTCCTGATGCTGCGTCCTTCTACCAGTTTGTAGCCGGGGATGGTTTCACCGGCGATCGCCTTCTCCAGGGCATAGTTCTCGACGCTTGCGATCCAGGTCTTGATCGCGTCCAACTCGGGGAGGATGCCTGCAATCTCGGAAAGGCTCATCAGAGCGGGCTCGGCGCCCGCGGTGGACAGAGTCCTCGCTTTCTGCGCGAGGGCCTTGCAGCGGGGCGCTACAGCGCAAAAACGGCAGTGATCGCCGGGCACCAGATCCCCCAGTCCCTTGAAGGCGAGATCCGCCGCGGGTTGAAGCTCCGTGAAGCCCCAGGACAGGAGGTATTGGGCAGAAACCAGATGACGCGAGACGTGCTGCAGACGGGGCTGGATGATACACATCTCCACCTCTTCGACAGGATAGGTCTCACCCTGGCCCACCAAGGCGCCCAGGGCGTAACACATCATCTGCGGGTTGTGCTCTGCGAATACTTTCACCCCCTTTCCGTATTTGAGGTCATAGACCGTCATAATCTTGCCGGATACGATGATCGCGTCGCTGGATCCGAAGCCTTCCGGGACGAATACGGACAGGTCGATGCGCTCCTCGATGAGCAGGACTGTGTCCGGATCTCTCTTTTGGAGATCCAGGTAATCGTAAATGACGATGGCGACGTAATTGTCGTGCACCGTGACAAGCATCTCGTCGAAGTCGGCGCCGATCTCGGAGGCCTGGGCCCGGAGATTGTCGAGGGCCTTGCGATACTCACCGTCCCAGGCCTCGACCTCTTTGAGAATGTCTTCAGCGGGGAGCAAGTGACGACTGCGGTAGAAGTGCAGGAGCATCTCCGCCGCGGCGTGGGCGATGGTTCCTTCCCGGGTGTAGACGGTGTCTTTCTGGGGCTCCTGGGCCTCAAGCCGGGCGGACGGATGGCACGTCATCCACCGCTTTGCGGCGGAAGGTGCGAGGATTGCGTGATCACTGGGCATCGCGGAGCTTCTTTAGGTCGGCGATCAGGGCGGCACGCTTGTCCTGGGGACACTTCGTGCTGCAGGGGATGCCGTACTGGTCAAACAGTTCACGGATGACCTTCGGGGCCACGGTCTTCTTGGTCTCGGCGACTTCGGCGATCACAGCCTCATCGCTGATCGGATCAGAGATGTCAGCAGGCAGATCCGGCTCGGGCTCCTGGATGGGTTCCTTTTCCGGTTCCTGTTTTGATTCCTTTTCCGGTTCTGATTCTTTTCGGAATTCCTTTTCTGATTCTGAATTCCGGCTCACCGCCCGGAGGAAGTCTTCCTTCCGGCCACCTATGGCGATGAGGCCGGCGGCGATGGAAGCGGATACCTCCAGGAGACACTCCCGGGTCTCTTTGCCCAGGTTGATTTCAATTTTTAACGGTTCCATTTGTCGGTATGTTTAAAGAGATTGTCTTCGGGCGTAGTTCCTTGATTAGGGCTTTTCCTTCATCGGAGCGAAGCGCTTTGCTGGCCAGATGCAAGAGACCCTCGAAGTCCGGCTGCGTGGAAGCTGCGTGACAGAGAGACGCTACGATGTTCACACCCTTTCCGTCGATCAGTGTTGCGGTGGCTGTCTTGTAGCTGCAGAGGAACAGGCACGACATCTCCCCGGAGCTGTCGAGCCCAGTCTTGGCGGTCCGGATGAGGTCTTTTACCGCATCCGATAGCGCTTCCAGGATTTTTTTCTTTGTCAGTCATAATTTCAATGAGTTAAGGATTTGAATGTGTTCTGCCGGCGGCCGTGTGCGCTTTCCGCCCAGAGACGGCGTGCCTGAGCGACGTCAGTGACGATGACGCGCCCCTTTTGGGACACGGCCTTGTCGATGATGCCGGAGGCTTTGATGCGCTTTGCGGTGGATATTGACACATCGAAGATTAGGGCGATGCCCTCGATGCCCCGGACGGATCCGGGCGTGTCGCTGTTCTGCGCGATGATGCCCAGGAGATCCCTGACGGTGAGCTGGGATAACGGTGTGTCGAGAGAGATGTTCATTGTTTCAAAATTTAAAGTGGGTGGGCGCCCGGACTTGAACCGGGGACGGGGAGAGGGTTCCGGTCCTGACTCACCGTCGCTACCTGCCGCCCTGCGTGTATAACCTAAAGCCAAATGGAGAGGCGCATCACTGCGCTTGGAGGGGGCGAAGAGGCTCGAACTCTCTTCCTGTCTGTTTTGGAAAACTCTTGGACAGGTGGTCCCGTTGTGACCCGCCCCCTGGAAAAAGTGTTGTTGTCGGATAGCCGGACCTCGCGGCCGGGCGCTCTTCTCTCTTGCTATGCTGACTTAGTCTGATGCGTCGGTACGTTCCAGCCCGAGATCGTCGATGAGGTGCAGCACCTCGTCACCGTTCTCGAACTTGTTGCGGATCTCCTCGCGGTCGAGGATCTTGGAAAGGCCGCGGAGGGCCAGGTACAGAGCTGCGATGCAGCCGGCGGTCCAGTAGACGGGAAGCGATCCGTCTGTGTTTGTGGCGAAAAGGCCGATGAAGGCGACCGCCGCGATGAGGGTGAGGATGATCTTTTTCATTCTGCTACCAGGTTAGTGTTGTAGAAATACTCTTCGCCTGTTCTTTCGTCATAGACGTAAAGGGTGTTGAATTCAGTGTCGATGATGTCGGCCCACCAGCGGGCGAATCTCCGGGCGCAGCGCTTGGCTACCTCGAACTTGTTGTGATGGAACTCCTGGACTACGTTGTTGTAGTAGTTGTAGATCCTGACTGTGTATTTTTTCATTTTTCAAAAGATTTGTTTCCGGTAAATATCATTCGGCGAAAAAGTGTAAATCAGAAGATCCGGGTGACCTTGATGTCGTCTCCCTGGGTGCTGATGCTGAACCTCGTGCCGGACAGGCTGCCGTAGCGGGAAGCGGCGGAGCGGATTGTCTGGACGTTGACCGTGCCGGCCGTTGTGTTCCAGGTCTCGCCGGCCTGCATCGTGGCGAGTGTCCGAAGGACGGATACTCTCCCGAAGCCCATTCCCTTGTCTGCGATGATCTCTTGCATTTGTCGTTTTTATTTTGTTGTTTTGTTATGGTGTTGCAAAAGTAAGGAAAACTTTACAAACCGTCAAGTATTTCTGGCAAGAAAAAGTGTAAAAAAGTTGTCGATTATGGGTATTGGATTTATTATCAAAGACTTAGCAGACAAGAAAAATTTGTCTGCGGTGGACCTCGCCCGACTTTTGGGCAAGAGTCGGCAAGCCATCTACGATCTGATGGAGAAAGATGATGTAAGCACCGCTATCGTCCGGCAGTGTTCCGAGATCTTCGACGTGCCGCCTTCGTACTTCTTTCAGGAGGGTGGGGCACAGGCTGTGGCGAAGGATCACAGCATCGCTGCAATCAACAGCACGGTGACTCCGGCAGAGTCGAGTTGTCAAGAAAAAATTACTCTCCTCGAGAAACTTGTCGAGGAAAAAGAACGTACAATCCAAATTTTATTGAACAAACAATGAAAAAACTTGTCTTCATCCTGGTGGCCGTCATCGTTGCCGGTTGTGCAGTGGCCCGTCAACCTCGTGTCGTCGAGGCAGGCTTTATAGATTTCCGTCCCTACACGGATGCCGGCTTCCTCCTCAGTCCGGATCCGTACACGGGAAACTTCGACGCTCTGGGCGAGATTCTTGTGAACGTAACGCCTGCCCTTGTACCGGCGAAGTCAGTTGCACAGGGAAAGTTTGTCGACGGTGCCTACAATTCCGTTGGTATGGTTCGCGAAAAGATTGACGCCGCCGAGCTTCTGGAACTCGCCTACAAGCAGGCGATCCAATACGGTGCGGATGGTATTGTGGATCTGAAATTCACCTTCCAGTCCGATGCTGCCGGCATCTCTCAGTATACCATCAGCGGCCTCGCCATTAAACGCCGGTAGGATGTTCGTCCACCATAATATTCTCTTCCAGTTGCATCGCCGGACGGCGGATGCACCTCCTCACCTGCAGGCCCGCATCACGTGGGACGGCAGCCGGTCGGCTGTCTACCTCAACCTGGGCTTCGTCATCGACGAGGAGCGATGGGACGCTCGGGCCCGCCGGCCCAAGCCTCGCTCCTTTCACGGCTCGAACCGCATCCCGGCAGCTGTCATCGACACGGAGATGGATCGCTACAGGGACGCAGCTGCAGCCGTCTTCGCCAGGCTGGACAGGTGGCCTTCCGTTGAGGCGGTGAGGTCAGCGCTGCGTCTCGAGCTGGGCCTGGACGAAGCACCCCTTCAGTCCACCGCGGACTGCTTCGACAAGTTCTTCCGGGAGAGCTCCGTCACCGGATCCTGGAAAGAGGGCACCGTGAAGAAGATGCGGACGGTGGGCCAACATCTGAAAGGATTCGAGCCGCTTGCCACGATGGACGGCTTCACCGAGGCGAACCTGACGAGGTATGTCGCGCACCTCCGTGACGACATCCCGATGCGCGACGTAACGATCCATCGGGAGATCGGCTATGTCCGCTGGTTCCTTCATTGGGCCGACGACAGGAAACTGCTGGGGGATGACGGGTGGAAGAGATTCAAGCCGGTGCTCAGGGAGTCAGTCCGGCCCGTTGTTTTCCTTACCTGGTCGGAACTGATGTCCGTGTGGGACTGGAAGCCCGGCGACCGGATGGAGGCGGACGTGCGTGATATGTTTTGTTTCTCGGCCTTCACGTCACTCCGGTGGTCGGACGTTCAGGATCTGCGCTGGTCAGCCGTGACAGACCGGGATGTCCGTGTGGTGACCGTCAAGACCTCCGACCCCCTGGTGATCGAGCTGAACCGGTGGTCCCTGGAGATCCTTGGCCGGATGGTGGACCGAGGCTTTGACGACGACCGCGTATTCCCCAGGACACACAACCAGGTAGCGAACAGGATCCTCAAGCGGATAGGGGAGGAGTGTGGCATCGACACCCCGGTGCGCTTCACTGTCTGGCACGGATCCGAGCGCGAGGACATAGAGATGCCGAAGTACAAGGCGCTCACCTTCCACGCTGGCCGGCGGACCTTTATCTGCAACGCCTTGACAATGGGCATCCCGCCCACCACGGTAATGCAGTGGACGGGACATTCCGACTATCAGGCGATGAAGCCCTACATCGCAGTGGCAGACTCGGCCAGGGCTGAGGCGATGTCACTCTTCGACAGGCTGCAGCGGTGACACATTTTTATGGTCTTTTGTGAGCCTTTATGACCCTTAAAGAGCCAATAAAAAAGCCCTGCAGGCCTCTGAAAGCGCTGCAGGGCATCTTTTATTCGTCCCCTTATCTCCACAAAGGCCGCTGATTATCAGCGGTTTTTGTTTTTGTGACACATCAGGTGGCACCGGCTGCTATCCAAATGGCCACTTCCCGAGTAGCTTGAGGACCACCGCCGCAAGCGCTCCGACGCACAGCAGGACCAGCGCCCAGGTGGCCGCTTTTCCGCGTTTGATCAGGCGCTCCTGGCGCGGTGTCAGGGCCTTCTCCACTTGGACCGTATCAATCCGCTGCTCTTTTTCGACTATCAGGGTGTCGTGGACGTAGGTCGTGACAGGGATGTATACGGTCTGTCCTTTCGTTTCGAGGGTGTGCCATAGGAAGCCGTCCTGGAGCGTGGCATCGCTTTTCGCCCAGGCGTTCTCAAGATGTGATACCGTGTCACGGGTCACGTTCTTCTCGATGATGACCGGCACCTCGAAGGAGACGGTGTCGTGGACGATCCGGTCGCGGATGCGGATGGAGTCTCGGATCTGGATCACTGGTGGCAGGACCTTCGGACTGCAGGCGCAAAGGGCCAGAAAAAGCAAGGTTATTTGTGGCCCTTTCAGCATATCGTCCAGTCTTCGCTGAAGATGTCGTACCAGGTAGGAATGTAGCTGGTCGCCAAATACGCCTCTTGCATAGGGCTCCATTGCACGAGCAGAACCTGATCATAGAACCGTATATCCCCGCGGTCCTTCAGAAACTCTTTCGTATCTTCAGGGAGGCTCGTCATTTTGGGTATGACTTCCTTCTCGACATACGTCGGGATCTGCCGGACGATGAATCCGGTGCCAGACAGGCTGCTATTTGTTAGGCGCTCGCCATTCTTCAGCGCCTCTAAGACTTCACTGAATTTCATATACCAGATAAATTTGAATTAGATAATCTCCAATACTTTTCGATGTAGTTGACAATACCTTCGACGTGACATTTCACGCAGGCGGCCTTTCCGGTCTCGCTGGTGAGGTAGACGACATCATCCCAGTTATCCTGGAAGAAGTTTTCCGTGAGGACCGCCGGACAATAGGAGTGCTTTAGGATGTAGAAGTTTTCCTCGAAGTCCGGTTCCAGGTCTCCGTTGTATTTCCGGATCGTCCGGCCCCGGAAAACAATCGGCGCCATTTCATACAGGCACTTGGCCAGTGTGTCGGCCGCTGTAATCCCTTTCGTCGTGTAAGCCGACCATCCTTTTGCCTTCATCCACTGCGTGCCGTTTCCGGCTGCATTATTGTGAGCGGAGATCAGAAGCACATTCCTGGTACCATAGGTCCGGCAGTATGAGTGCTCCCTGGCGACCCGCTCTACCAAACTGACGTCGGTCTCCTCCTTCACGAGACGAAAGGCGGTGTATCCCCGGGCTGTCAATTCCGCGCAGATCCGCTCGGCGATCTCCCTTGTCCAGGAATACTCCCGGAAGCGGCCATCCGGTGACCGCTTTCCGGGTGTTTCCTTCCCGTGTCCGTTATCTATCAGGATGACCGGATAGCGCATCTCTCAGTCTTCGTTTTTCTTGACGTACCGGCCTGTCTTCTCGTCCCGGATCTGGTTGTTGGCCCGGATTCCGAGAACGCGGGTGATCTCGACGATCTGCTGCTGCAGGGATTTGATCTGCCGCTGATGCTCGTCCCGCTCAGAGGTAAGCTGCTTTCGGAGCGTACTGACCTCATCTTCCAGCTGGTGGATCCGCTTGTTTTGCTGATCGACGAGGGGCTTGTAGAAGTCCTCCATCGCCTTCCGCATATTGTCGATCTCATCGCTTTTGACATCGGCGGCGTGTTTCTTCTTGTTGTAGCGCCAGTTGAAGAGCGTGGCGAGACCGCCCCCGCCCAGAGCGGAGCCCAGATAACCGGCGATTTCCATAAAGTCCATAGTAGTGCTCAGTCTTTGTGGCGCCACTGGGCGAAGCGGCGCCGGTGTATCAGATAATCATCCTCGCCCTGATGATCGTATGCTTCCACCTCGAAGGACAGTCCCCGGTAGGCGGTCTTTGTGTGGAACACCAGCCGGTAAATCCATTCCAGGAAATAGATGACATAGAAACCGATGTACAAGAGCTCCCTCATCTGGGCGGTATGTATCGCCTCGTGGCTGAGGGTCCGCCAGGTGATGGAAGACCGGTCCCGCGTCAGGATGACGCCGAAGAGGTTCATCGCCACAAAGCCCGGAAACGGGAGCAGCTTGTTCTCGATGATCCGTGCCATTATTCAGCGTCTTCCCAAGCCGCGGGATACTGGTCCGGATTCCAGACGCAGTTGTCCATCTGACAGATCTTGTGCGCCCCCTTCCAAGTGCCCTTCTGTCCTTTCATCCAGGGATTCTCCGCCGGGATGTTTTCCGGAATCTCCGGCCACTCGTCGTCGCTTACCTCTGTGAAGACAGCCGGCACTTTTCCGGGCTCCCAGTCGGCCTGGACCTTGTGCTTCTGGAGGGTCTTCCAGAGCTTACCGGCGTGACGGAGTCTCTCGCCGATCACAACCTCTTCCCCCTGTTGCTGTCCTTCCTTAGGGAGTTTTGACTCCCAGGTGTCATAGAGATCGACGCTCTCGAGAGCGTCCTTGTCCGTCTGGGTGGACGCGGCCTTCACGATCAGGCGACGGAAGGCGATAGCCTGTTCTAACAGTGTCATATCTCAGTCCTCCCCATAATGATGTCAAGAGCCTCTTGTGCTGTGATGTCACCTTCCGGTTCCTCCGGATCCGGAAGGACCCATTCCTGCACCAGGCAGTTGGGATAGTCGTGCCAGACCTCTGTTGCACCGGAGATTTCCGGCGCCGTGCAGGCCTTCTTGTAGCCTTCGGCGTACAGCTGGGCTTCAGTCCGCTTGCCGCCGACCACCTTGCCATTCTCGACTCTTACGAGAGTGACAGTTCCGTTGATGATCTTTCCTAACTTCATAGCTATTCAGTATTGTCGATATTTCTTCTACGGCCATAGCAGCCGGTGTGTATTTCTTCTTCAGTGTACAGATAAAGTGATTCGGCTTGACACGGAAATAGATCCATTCGCCGAATTTCTCCAGCGCCATACAGGCAAGACGCTGTTGGACGTTGTATGTGTTACAGTGACTCATCAGCCCGAGCACGCTGTTAAGGCTTTGCCGAAGCTCCCGGGCGCCCGCAAGTGTCACAGGCAGATTCTCGATGGCTTTCCGGCAAGCACGGACTGTCCGGTTACTGATGTAGATGCGCTCGCCTTTCACGATGCGTCCGCAGGACAGCATTCCCCGGTGTGCCGGCTGGATGGAGCGCTTTCTTGGATGTAGCTGGAGCTCGAGATCTGCCAGGACCGGCTCCATCACCCTGACTGCTTCGTGGATTTTCTCCACGCTCGGGGCGATGATGTCGTAGTCGTCGACAAAGTGCTCCTCTCTGATGCCGTGCACCTGGACCAGCGCAGCATCCACGGGTGCGAGATAGATACCCGCCACCACTTGTGACGGATACTTTCCGATCGGAAGGCCGTAGCCGGGCTTACCGTTAAACAGTGTTTTGTTTGCCGGCACGTTCTTCCAGGCTCCTTTTGGGGATTTCAGTGTGCAGCCTTCCAGTGGATCCGATGTCAGAGTGACTTCCAGGAGACGCAGCTTTTCCTCGCGGTCTGGTTCCTGGTAATACGTCTTCGATAGCTCAGCCACCAGTTCGTAAGCCTTCCGGCGATTGATGTGCAGGAAGAAGCCGGATATGTCGAGATGAGCCCGGTAGCAGGGCCGGGTGTAGTCACGGGAAATGAACCGGACGTCCTCCCGGATCCTCTCTGCCATTCCCTGGGCGGAATGTCCGATCCGGTTACCGTGCGAGATATCTCCGTTCTCTGCGTGCACGCTTTCGGCGATGGTCGTGAAGAGCGGAGCTGTATAGTGATGGACGATGCAGTCGATATGGTCCGGAGCGAAGGCTTCACGGAATACGGGATAAGTCAGGACAAACGCCGACATCGGCCGCGGCTTGTACTCTCCGCGTGCGACCTCATCGGCAAGGGCATACAGTTCAGGAAGGTGGTAGTGGACCCTCGCCGCATCGAAGTTATGATGCTTCTTATGGTATGAGGATTCTTCAGCTGCCAGCCATTCCTGCCAGTTCGCGATAAACTCCGAGGCCCCGGCCACCCTGTAGCGATTGTTGGTATTGTTGTTGTTCCGATTGCCATTGGACTGATTGACATACCACGCATTATTCGCACTGTTGCGACCCGCGCAAACCTCATCCTCCGCCTTTGGAGTAACTTGTACGGCCGTACAAGTGGGAGGACCTTTTTTCAAGAACTGTTCTCTCATCTTACCTGATCAGGTATATGATTCTGACTGTTACTATGCGCTTCTATTTGTTTGACGATGTCCTCCGTCATCACGTTGATGTTACCGGCGACCTCACGGGGCCACCCGCCCAACGCACAGACGAAGTAAGCGCCGGCCTCGATCTCCTCGCAGAGCTCGATGGCCCGCTTCGCGTAGTCTTTTCCGATGAGTTGACGCCGGGCATAGCGGAACAGGATGTAACCGTCTTGCAGGATACTGTCGATGTAGTTGTGCTGCACGACCTTGTACGCCTGTTTGCCGTATTGCAACATATACCTATTCAGCTCAATCACTCTTCCGATGATCGGGCTTTCAAGGATCCTCCTGTTCCGTCTGCTCAGCATAATGATATCTGCGTTTGTCCTTTCTTATCGCCGTGCTCCGCACGGCTTGGTTCGCTCAACCTTCGTTTCGCTCACAAAAGCCCCGAGGCCCCGGCCACCCTGTAGCGACCGACGGTACTGCTGACGTTCCGAGTGCCATAGGACTGAGTGACATACCACGCATTAGCCGCACTGTTGCGACCCGCATACCAGTACGTCGCGGTCAGGTTAAACCACGTCAGACTGAGCCCCTCGACAGTCGAGAAGTAGGTGCTCCAGCCGGAGAGGGGAGTCTTGTTGAAGTACATCCGATCACCCAGCTCCGTCGGAGGAAGAGCCTTCCCCTTACTGCGGACATAGTAGACCGCCGGAGCGTCGCCGAAACACTGCGTAAGATTTCCGACCTGGGTGAGATACGGCGTGATGATCATCCACTTCCCGTCTACCGCGATAGCCTCGGCACCCTTACACCCAGGCGCCAGGAGCTTCTTGGTCGAAGAGTTTACTCCGGTGTCGTTCATATTCATACCGGCAGTCACCTGGGCGTTGTAGATGTTTGTCCGGATGGTATCCGTCAGCTGAATCGCGGCCGTCGCGTGCAGGTTGTTCTTGTTGTACATCGCCTTCAGGTCGGACTTCTCTCCGCCCACCCAGAAGTACATATCGGTGCCGGCTGCTGCCTGGTCACCATTGGCGTCGAGGATCTCGACTTCTGCGATAGTGCCGTCAGCCGCCTCCGTCGTCAGGCCAGAATCGACGGCCATACGATGGCGCAGCCATTCAGTTATCTGATACAGACTCTCCGTTCTCTCGGCATAGTCGTCAGTGTCACCGTAAACGTTGACATAGTTGATGCCCTTCGGGACCCGGAAAGACTGCTTCGTGTTCTCCGTATACAGGATCCACTCGTCAGTCGTGTCATCGGACGTGATGGACCAGTCCTTGTTTGTCGAGCTGTCCGTACCGGAAGCAGCTGCCGTCACGGCACCGATCGTATTGTACGGCGAGTGTGCCAGAGACGCGGCGGTGTCAGCCGCGGATCCGTCGATCCGGTACAACGTATCGTTGAAGAAGTCCAGGTACAGGACGACCTTCTTTCCGCTCGCCAGCGTGAAGACTACGCCGACAGGAGCGGGCAGTCCCGCGGCGGAATAGCCGTTCTCCACGAAGGCGACGTTACGTTGTGCCACGGTGTAGGCCTTCCCGTCGTCACAGAAGATCTGCAGATTGTCATTTGCAGCGATATTCTCTGTCGCAGAGGCACTTTTCCTGACTGTCACCGCGGCAACCGGATAGACCAGATTCACTTCCTGGTCCGCCAGCGCGGCATCGACGGAGGCGTAGCCACCCGGCTTGCCCAGCTTGGCATTGAGGGCCTCCAGGGCTCCGGAGTCACTCCCCCCAAGAAAATCAATGAACATAGGCCGACGGTTTAGTAGGTTACGGTCACGGTCGAAGTGTTTCCGACCAGCTTGAAGTACGTGCCGGGGGCGAAGTTGATCACCTGAAGGTTCTCCAGCGCAGGGGTCTCGGCACCCCAGGCGGTAAAGTTCTCGCCGTCGGCGGAATAGTTGAGCGTGAAGGCGTCGGGCGATACCACCGCGAAGGCCTTGCCGTTGATGCGGAATACTTCCTCACCGTTGACTTTCAATTCGATCATATCTCTTGTATATTTTGGTTAAACTGTCTATCTTTGTTCCGGGTGGCATCCAAGGAGGTGCCAATCTTCGGCGGGCATCCAAGTAGGTGCCTTCCTCGGGGGAGCATCCAAGGAGGTGCTCCGCCTTTTTTATAGCAGTTCGAACACCACCTTCCCCTTCTCGGCACCGGCCGTGTTTCTGTCATACATCCTCGCCGTCAGCGGCGCCACGGCGCTGTACAGGTATCTCGGGACTCCCTGGATGCTCCCGGTGTCCGGAAGGAGCTCAATACCGGGATCCGGGTCGACATACGTCTGGAAAGCCGGATTCTCGATCCTGATGGCGAGCCCAAAATGGATCTTCTTCTTCAGATTCTCAGCCTGATACCATCCGGCGAAGCCAAAATCGCCATACGCGGAGACATTCGCCACGGCGGTCAGCCAATCGGCGTAACTGCTGAACGGGATGGCGTTGTTCCTTATCTGGAGGTAGGTCTTCGCTATGCCGTTAAGGAGGTCGGCCTCGGGCAGCAGGTGCGATATGAGGCCCGTCTCCGGGGCGATGTATGCCGTATATGCGGCAGCAGCCGCGTGGCCGTTGCCGCACGCGAGGAACCACCCCTTCCGGTGGGCCTTCCTGGTGCCGCCGCCGCCGTTCCGCTTCCGGTAGACCATCAGGCACACTTCCGCGCTCAGGTTCTCGATGGCGATCAGGGGATGACTCACGAAAAAGCACGGCTGCTCCTGGCTAAGTGATGTTGTATTTGCCTGGAGCCTGAACCGCTTGACGGTCGGAGGGACCAGGATCAGCGCCTGCATCTTCTTTCGGAGGAAGGCGACGTCATTGAGGGTAATGGCGTCCAGGATACTCTTATTGGAATGTACGTGACTGTATGCGTAAGCACTGTCCCAATCCTGCACGCTAAACTCCGAAATATCATCCAGGACAGATTTGTTACTGTGCGAGTGCTTTGAACCGTAGGCCTCGTCCCACTGTCCCTGCTTCGTGTTCGTGGGAACACTGTAACCGTCCGCCATCTGCACCTTGAGCGTGCCGGATGACGTGACGGGGCTCTGGCTAACAAGGAAACCAGTCGGCATCTCCAGGCCGACGCTGGTGACGGTGCCGCCACCTCCGCCCCCGCCCCCGCCGGAAGAGGAACCTCCGGAAGAACTCCCCGATCCACCTTTATAGACAAGCTCCTCAACCTTCTGCTCGGCGATGCTGACGGAAACCGCAGGCAGACTCAGCAGCTCCACCGTCATCTCGCAGTTGAACAGATCCCACTCGAAGGTTCTGATGAGATACACGGCATTGTCTTCATACATAAAGGCGAAAGGGATGTTCTCCCCGGGCGGGACGTTCAGCCTCCCACGCTTGATTAGACGATTCACACCGTTACTTCTGGCGTAGTCTCCGGCAATCGGCGTAAAGAGGTCAATAGGCACAAAAGAACCGCTGCTGATAATCTTCGGCACACTGTACATAAACTCTACCGGCGTACCGTACCTGCCGGATACAGCCGGAAGGAATAGGGAGTTGACTTCTTCCGCGTCCTCCCTGGCACCGTTATCGAATATAACTGTGTCCTGGTAACCTGCGATCTGCTCGGCCATCGTCAAGGAGGCGGAGTGAATGAGCAGTATTTGATTTGAGGAGTCGCGCCTGATGCCAACATCGATCCAATTCGCGTTGACGTGCGACCGGGCGCCTTCGTTGTATAGGGGGATCTCCAACTCGACGACCGTGCAGGCATCCTCCGTCTGGCCGTACACAGGGGCCGGAAGATCGACGTCAATGCTGTCGTATGATGTAGACCAAACCAGGTTCCCATCAGCATCCTTCGTCAGGTATCTATACGTAAGCCCCCCACCGTAGGCACGTCCGTAGATGTTCACGATAATCTGCGCCGTACTGGCGGATCCTGTTCCAGATGTTGACCGGTACTGCCGGAGAAAGACCTTCAGTTTAAGCCGGCGCTGGACAGCCTCCGCGAAGTCAAGCCTCTGGCTAATCAAACCATTCTGCGAGGTGATCTTGTACGCACCGAGGGTGCTGTCGTAGCTCGCATTTGACACGCTCCACCCACCGGAATATGTCATATCTGCATTGACAAATCCCTCCTTGTAGTTCGCATCGGTCTTGATGACCTGGCGCCGGCAAGCCGGCTTTACCTCAGACTCAATCCGGCCTATCGGCCACCAATAGTAATTCTGCATCGAGCCGAATCCGGTGAGCTGGACCTTCTGGTCGACGGCGGGATCCACCTTGCTCCTGTCAAACACGACTTCCGTATCATCCTCCACATCCGTTTCCCGAAGGATCTGCCACTGCTGCAGACCCCAGGAGCAGTGCTGGAAGAGATCCGCATTGATGGAATCCAGGATGTAGGTCAAAACATCATAGCAAGTCTTGCCGGCGAGGTGATCCACGTTGATGTAAGTGGAATCAAAGAAATCCGCCGCCGGCACAATCTCCGTCTGACCGCCTACCAGGGTGCTGTTGTTACTGAAGAAATCTGTCTTCAGGCCTGTGAAAGACAGAAGATATTCGATAAGCAAATACAGCATTATCTGTCCTTGCGGCTCGTATTCATACCGGCGAAGCTCTCCGAGCCCGTCCGTGGCTATCACTTTCACGTCATACGGTGGGGCGATGTCCGGTTCTGCATACAACTCCGGACTGATAAATCCCTGGAAGAGAGGAGGGACGTTGTTGTTACTATTATTCAGCGTCACCCGGAACATCTTCGGATCCGAAGTGTAAAACTCCGCGAACTCCCCGTCCGTCAAACACTCCGCCAGGAATTCCAGGGAAGTGCCGCACACGTGTCCGTTACGCTCGCGCCGGAGGATAGGGGCCCCGCCCAATGCGCGCTGAATGATAGCGCCAGAATAACCGTCCTTCTCGATCTGGATGGTCATCTCGTCCCCGTTCTTCGCCTCGAACTTGAAAAGATATTTTGTCGCGTATGATGCCATTATGTTGTGTGTGATCTACGATTCTCTTCACTATCAATCACAGCTAATAGCGTACTGCCGGAGGCCTTGAGCACGCCGGTAACACGAAGTTCCCGCTGGTCATATCCACCGACACCGGCGGATCCGCTACCGCGGTAACTGGATGACGCCACGGAAGACGATGCGCTGTAACTTCCATTAGCGGCGTTCTTCAGGGATGTCTTCAGCGCTGAGCCGATGGCAATCAGAGCCGCGCCGGCAGCAATGGCCCCCACGCCGCTCATCGTGGTAAGCGCGAGCTTCGCAGCTTCAACCGCGATACCCTCCTGGAGGATGGTCTTACCCACCGCCACAGCCATATCGGCCAGAGCTTCCAAGGCTGCGTTACCGAAATTCGCCCAGGCGTTCTCACCGTTAATAAGGTCACCGATAAGACTGCCAATGGCAGACGCACCTTCCGCAGCGAGGCCGCTCAACTCGGACTTGATGTCAATGATCGCCCGCTTCACCTCCTGCACCTTGCCCAGATCGCCGGCCAGATTGGTACTCTGCTCCGTCGTGGCGCCGGTGGGAAGGGAGATGCCGGACACGCCCAGGTTCTGGAACTCTGGCCTGTTCGCAATTTCTTGGATCTGCTGCGCCTGAATCACCTTCAACATCGCTTCCGCTTCCTCGCCGAGCGCTATAGTGGTGGCCTTCACAGACCCGGTGAGACTGTTCTGCTGCCTGAGCAGACCCTTCAGCTCGCCATTCATCTGCGACACCAGGCTGTTCGCCTTGATGCGCTGCTGGTTGGCCGCGTCGATCTGTGCCGGCGTTGAACTGGTGAGACTGTTCTGCTGCTCCATCAGGTCCGCAATCTCGGACTCAATGTCGTACTGCTCTGTGTATTTCTGCCGGATCAGATCCTGCACCTCCTTCAAAGCGTTGGCCCGCTCCACCTCAGAATTGCTCTTGTCCCAGATGATGTTCTTCAGTTCCGAGATCCGGTTCTCTGTGTTGGCAATCTCGACAGCCTTGTCAGAGCGTAGCCGCTGAAGTTCATAGATCCGGCCGGCGATCTCTTCCGCCTCCGTCGCCTTCTCATTGGCCGACTTCATCGAGCCGATAGTGTCCTTCCAGAACGTAGGATCCGCGAGCCCGAAAAGCGCCGTGGAAGTCTTCTGCCCCTGGTTGACAAGCAACGATCCGAAAACAGCCCCAGCAGCTGCACCGGCCTTCTTGACGTTGGCCATAAAGTTGGCGAAGGTCTGACCCTGGGCGCTGTTCATATCATAGAAGGCCTGACGGTAGGTATCCACGTAGGCCGCAGTCATCATCTCGATGTTCGCGCCCTGCACTGTGTTCTTGAAGGCCTCAGCGACAGAGTTAAGGGACTTGAAGGCCGCGATGGCCGCACCGATCCCAAGACCTGCGACAGCCAGCTTGACCTTATCCAGGGACGCGATCATATTGCCCAGTGCGCGCACGCTCTCGTTGCTCGACGCGGACATCTTCTGGCCCATCCCCTGGATGGCGGACGTCATCTGACCGACCTTGCCGGTATTCACGCCGAAGGCGTTACCGATCTCCTCCAGCGCACTGTCCGTCGTCGCCTGGAAATCCTTTACCGCCGCCTTCGCCTGACGGGTCCCCTGCACGAACTTCGAGGAGTCCGATGTATAGGTGACCTTCATATTGGGCTCATTCGCCATCTTCGCCTATCCGTTTTAAAAATTCCTTCGCCTTCCGGTCCCTCTCTTCCTTCGTCCAGGAAGCGACCTCGGCCTCAATGTCATCTTCCGGATCCCAGGGCATCCGCCAGAACTCCACCGGATCCTTTATTCGGTCCTGCTGCTTTAGCTCCAGGTTGAACAAACGCAAAGCTGCGCCCCGGACCAACTCCCCAATGTGCCGACGGTCGGCGTCCTTCGCCTCCCTATACGCGGCAAGCCCTTCAAGGAGCCAACCGAAGCGCATCTCATAGAACTCCGACGGAGACAGGTGGAGCAGGCCGATTGCCCAGCCCCGGACCATCCCGATCGTCAGGGGTTCACTGCCGTCTGCACTTTTTTTTTGCCCGATTCTTCGGGAACCTGCGGACTCGTCTGGGCCTTGAACACGGGCCCAAAGGCGAGCATCACGCTCTCGTATTCCGGCCTGCGCATACAGGCCAGATCTTCGGCCGTGATGTCAAGCTCGACACCGTCCAGACGGGCTCCCTCAACCAGAGAAAGGTAAAGCAGCGTCAGCATATCGGACGGCAGCCCGCCTCCGACCTCCGACAGGTCGTCCGTGCCGAGGCCCCTCAGATACGCATCTATGACGCGCATATTGACCTCGACACGGTACTCCTTGCCGCGTATGACGATACGGTCCGCGTTCATAGCCTACTGCGATACTTTGGACATCGCGCCGGACACCTTGAAGGTAGCCGTGTAGGTGGCGTCACTGTCCGGATCCGCGGGAGTGCTCTCCGCGTAGTCCGTCATAATGCAGTTGCCGCTGTAGTTCTCGCCGCTGCTCCGCTCATAGACGAAGCCGATGATGGCGTTTGCCCCGGTCTTCAGCGCCTGTGCCAAGAGATCGTCCACGTCGAACTTCGTGGTCCCGCCGCTTTCGACGACCATCAGACCCGCCACCTTGAAGGTGACTTCCTGACCTACGACGGCGGACTGCTTGACGCCCGCGTCATCCTTAGTGATGGACTCCTTCGTCTGGGCGGTCACCTGCAGGTCATCCTGGGTGACACCCACGACATACTTGGAGTCGATCTTGAGCCGGATGTTGTATCCGTTGAGGGTGGTAAATGTACTTCCAGCCATAATTTACGATATTTGATGAATGTTATAGTCAATCCTGTAGTCCCACACGCCTTCCGTGCAGATAGGCTCGGCGGACATAAACACTATGCGGTACTTGCTTCCAAGACCCTCCACTGCAGCCCTGACCGCGTCCGCCTTGGTCTTCGCCGTATCGTAGTCATCCGCCACGATATCCAGCTGCAGTTCGCTCTGTATGTCATAGACGCCGTCCTTGGTACGCTTCTCACGTATAACGCGATCATAGACGCAGTAGGGGTATTCGTTGACTTCCGCTTCCGCCAGATATGTGACGACTATCGAAGCCAGCGCCGTAACCAAATCCTGTCCAAGGCTGTCCGTCATCTCTTCAACAATTCGTTCCTGTAGTTCCGTTGTACGGACGCCTCGAAGGCATCCTTAAATCCCTGCTTGCCGGCCGGAACCGCCCGGTCAAACCAGTTCCGGGGAGCCACCCCGATGTTGTTGCGGCGGGTCGGCACCTTTGGCCGGACCTTCCGTGTGAAATTGTGGGACTGGTCACGACGCGCAAGCGTGCCGTAGTTCAGCCAGTAGAACTTGAACCAGTCCGTTATGCCCTGGGCGTCCCGCCCCTCGTACTGCTTGGGCTGGTGGCCCTGTGCCACCCGGTTGTTATAGGCACCGAAGCGGGACCAAATCTCACTGCGTGCGTCAACCCCACCGCTCGTGCGGATGAGCTTGCGCCATCGCGTCGGGATTTCCCGTCTGATGGCCTTGGCGCCGGCCTTGGCGCCGTCCTTCATCGCCTTGTTGACAAGGCGCTTGGCATTGGCCGGCTGTGCGTCAAAGAACTTCAGCGTATCAGTCAGACCCTCGATCCGCTCCATATCAGTCGTCGATTGCGTGCACCGTCAAGATACACAGAGGAGAGATACGGCTGACAGGGTCTATATCGGAAATCTCGTAGGGCTGCGTGCCCACCTTGATGCGCCAGCGGGTGTTAAGCCCGGAGATCTTGTACATCGTCACCGTCAGAGTCTGGGACTCCTCCAGATTCCCCTCGGATACCGTCTCACTGGTCCGGCGCTCTACCTTCGCGAAGGGCGTATAAGTGTCCGTCCACGCCTTCTTCAGCTGACCTTCCGTTCCCCGAGTGCTCACCGGCACCTGGACGACGATCTTGGTATCCAGCTCACCGATGTTGATCTTATTCTCCATCTATCTGCCGGTGTGGTGCCAGCAGATTGTCGGAGGCGTTGATCATCGTCTCGACGCTGTCGGCCGGGTTGTTAAACAGCTTCGCAGCGCGAAGGTAGATTGCCGCCTTGATGTCATCCTCCATAATGGAGCGCCCGACGGTCATCGTGATCGTCAGGCTGTCTCCAGTTAGGGAAGAATCAGTGATGACGAGATAAGACCCCTCAACCTTGTACTCCGTAGGTAAGAGAACGATACCGTTATAAACACCGCCTCTCTCTACAATAAGGGTGACTTGCGATACACCAATAAGGGGCCTCGGCAGTTTCGTCCTCTCAGCGAAAGGTACGTCCTCGACGATGGTCGACTTCACGAGACACACACCCACGAACTGCTCTGCCGAATTGATCGAAGCCTTCAGACAGATGTCAAGCTGATCGTCAAGATCCGTCCCCGTGATCCGGAGATGTTTCTTGAAACCAGTCATCAAACCGGTGTACATCGTGGAATCGTATGTCCGTGAAGTCATCATCGTCTCAAGAGGATCTAAGCGGAGATGTCGACGATAGCGGCGAAGCTCTTCGGCTCAGCGACCAGAACGTCGTTCCAGGCGTTGAGGGTGATGACCACGTCAGCGTAGTCGGCGCGGCTGTAAGGATCGACGACGATGTCGATGCCGCCCCACTGACCGATGTAGAGGTCTTTCCAGTTACCGAAGATGAGGGCCGACAGGTTGCTACCGGTGCTCTTCGTGAGGTTGGACGGCACCAGGTTCGTCATTTCGATCGGATAGCCGTTCAGCTTCTCATAGTCGCCATCCAGGAGATAGCGAGCGTTGGTGCTGGTGCGCTCGATGGTCTTCATCGCGCCGATGACCTTGGCGTTAGTCAGGTAACCGCACTTACCGCGAAGGGCGTTGTCGGCGTTGACCTTGGTCTCCAGGGCGACGATACCTGCCCAGGTGATAGGACCGCCAGTTCCGCCGATGGGCACGATGTGCGGAGTGTTGGACTGAGCGCCGAGGACGGTCAGGATGCCGGAAGGCTGGTTGTTGGCACCGGAGCCCTTGATGGCCGCTTCCTCGATCAGGTTGGCGTGGGCTTCGCTGATGCGGTTCATCAGGTCAGCCTCGACATCGAAGGAGGTCTGACGGAGCAAATCCTTCGAGAAGGCGACGCGGACGAAGTTGCGGTGAGGAGTCATCGTGGCCTGGGCGTAGGCGGCCTTGGTCACGCTACCCTGGGCACCTTCGGCGAGCCAGCCAGCAGCGATCTGGGCGGAACTCACGACGGGCACGGTGCCGGTCAGATCGGTGAGGATCGTGGCGCCGAGCTTGGCGATCGGGAGATTCTGCTTGAGGACGTCCACGTAGCGGGTCGCCATCGTCTCCTTCAGGTAACCACCGTCAGCATTGGTGGTGTAGTTCTGACCGAGGTTAGCGCGAAGCATCGCGGAAGGGATGACGTGACCGTTCTGAGTCAGGCCCAGGCGACGGTACTCTTCGGCGCCCAGCTCGGCGACCTCAGCCTCGAGGCCGGTAGGGTGACGATCCTCAGCGATCTCACGGATGAACTTCACAAGGGAGAAAGACCTGCCGGCCTTCTTCTGGAAGTCATCGAGTTTCTTTTCAGCGAGAACCTGCTCGGCGGCCTCTGCTTCAGTTGCCGCCCTCAGTTCCAGCTGCAGAGCGTCAAGACTGTCGAGAGCGCTCCTGAGCTCCTCGGCCTGAGTCTTGGCATCGAGATTTTTCACCTCCGCGATCTTTGCGGCGATGTCGTTGCGAATTTCTGCAATTTTTCTCATAGGGTTAAAATTATTTTAAAGCAGGGCCGCCCCTGCGATGGTTAGTCTTGCACGGATCTCGAGCTCTCTGGCCTCAGCCTCGACAGCGTCATCCGGATCCACAGTGCCCCCTTCCGGAGCTTCGTCTTTGACGGCCTCCTCCTGGGCCTCCTTACGGAGAGCGTTCAGTTCGTCCTCATCCTCTTCCAGGCCCTTCTTGAGCGCCTTGGGATTCGCGGGAATGTTGACCACGGAAATCTCCAGGAGCTCCTGACCGGCATAGTAATAGGTCGGATTCTCTCCATCCAGGGCTTCTTCGCCCTTGCCCCAGGATCCGCGACCGATAGGAAGAAATCCCACGGACACGGCTTTCAGAGAGCCGAAGAGAATCTTCTGGTAGACCTTCTCAGCAAGCGGGTTAATCTCCGCCGGCTCAAACTCTACGTCCACCATCAACTTCCGGTCCTCGATGTAAGCCCGGCCCTTGCCGATGACGTTGTCGGGATTCTCCGTATCGGACCAGCTTCCATAAACCTTATGCTGATAGCCGATGATGCCGTTACTGTTGAAGCGCTCCAGGGACCAGCCGTCAGGGTTGAGGACGGTGCCGACGGAATCACGGGTGTCGTCAGAAGCGACAAACGTCACTCTCCGGCTCCCCCCTTCATCCTTCCGCACCTCTGATGCGTGATGTCTGAAATAGATCTTAGGCATTGTCTTCGTCATTTTTACCCGCGACCCCCTCGTTGAGGGGAACCAGGAACTCGTCCAAGCCTTCCTTGTGCTCCAGGCCTTCCAGGGCGCGGACCTCGTTGCGGGACATATAGCCATCCAGGATGGCGTTGTGATAGTATGCTGACCTGGCAGCTGTGTCTCCACGGAGCAAGCCGTCCAGGATAAATTTCACATTGTGTCTTCCGCCGTCGCTGCGGAAGAACAATTTGTTCTCCAGCTCCACCTCCATTTTCTTGACGATCGGCCGGAGCGTGTATTGCACGAACTGGATCGTCTGATGTTCGATGTTACTGAAGGTTGCGCGCGAAAGGTCGCACACCATATGCGGCGGGATCCCGAGGATGCGACACACGTCCTGGATGCTGAGCGTCTCACTCTGAATGAGTTGCTCGGCGACTGGATCCACGGAGAGCTGCTTGTACTTGACCCCGTATTCCAGGATCGGCGTGCCAAAGTTTTTCGACGCCTCGACGAAGTGCTCCATAAAGGACTTATATTTCCCTTCGCCCAGGTTACCATCCGTCTCCATAACAGCGCGGATGTTCCCGCCACTGCGGAAGAAGTCAGACGCGAAGTCTTCGGTCGCCATCGACTTGCCCAGAGCCATCGCGTTGTACAGGACCGGATTAACACCCACGATCCCGTTCAGCGTAAGCTCCATAAAGTGCAGCACGTCATCGTCACTGTACGTTCCGCTCAAGTCGGATCTATCCGGATCCGCCATCTGGATCTTGTACCACTTCCGGCCGTTGACCAGGGCGATGCCCAGCACCTCCGACGGATGTACCTGGTGCAGCTCGGCCGGCATCCCGTCACGGCCTCTCTTGATGATGGCGAAGGCGTTGCCCCAGCCCTTCACCCAAGTGGCGATGAGACCGAAAAAAACGTTGCCGTTTGTGTACCGGTTCGGATGATCCAGCAACCAGTTGACGGGATGGCCGGCGTCCCTGGCTGGACCATTATGCCCAGTAAGGGTGACGACCTTCGGAAGGGACGCGACGTTCTCGCTGATCAGCCGGATGCCGGAATAGAAGGCCGTCACCTTTAGTGCGCGATCATTAGTGACCTCTTGCCCAAAGGTGTCGACACGGCCGGCCGGCGAAACACCGTCAGAAATCCCGACCCGGATACCACGCTGCTCGGCCTGCAGCCCCCGAAGAGGCCGCAGGCTCTGCAACCTTGCGAATAATCCCTTTTGTCCCATCGAAAAAGACCCTACGCAAAGTTACCGTGAAACGTGCGCAAGGCCTTTATGAAGGGCGGGTTTTTCTTGAAAATAATCTGGATTTTGCTAAATAAATCCGAAAAACCTTAAAATAATCCTGTTTTTCTTTAATGAATTCTTTATATCACCATATCCTCGGAACGACCCGAAGTTCGTGATCCTGATATATTTCTTCCGACTCTCCGCCGGTTACCTGAAGCCATCCGCCAATCGCATCAACCAGAGCGACAACACCGTCAATCTTGTTCCTGGATTTGGCCTTGTCCAGCTTGATGTTTGCATTTGGATCCCGGAATACGACCACGTTACGGAACATCCAGCGGATAATTGGATTATCCAGAAAGTTGAAGGAGTGCTTCAGGACATCACTCTCCACGCGCTTCGTGGGGACAGACATATATCGCATACTCTGGGCATATTCGATGAGGACGTCCGTGTACTTCCCAAACCGGGTCTTCAGATCCCACATCCCCCAGGGGTCATAGGCGATGGCGCGCACCTCGTAGGGCGCAAGATCCTGGAAGAGCAGCTCCATAAACCACTCCTCGTCCAGGACCTTACCGGGGCACGGTGTCAGCCACCCCTGCTCTGCCCAGAGCCGGTAATCGACACGGTCCTCCTTCTCCGCCAGCTTTCCCTCCGGCACGACAAAACGGAAGCGCACGACACCGTATCTGGGAAAGAAATACGCGACCGCGCAGATGTCTCCCTTCGACGCCAAGTCGATTCCGACGTAAACATCCTCGCCGACAAGCTGATCCTTGTCAAAGGGCGCATTGTTCGCCGCCACGTCGTCATCCTCAATCCACACATCCGGAGCGTCGACCCACATATCCAAGTTCTTCGTCTTGAAGGCGGCAGCGTAGCTTCCTCCGCGGGCCTTCGCTTCGGAATACGCGCTGCGCATATAGGCCCAAGTGAGCGACACCCCGAGATTTGGATTGAGCTTCTTCCAGACGTCCTCGTCCTCCCAGTCATCACCCTCGTCAGGGTGGTAGAGCATAAAGAAGTGATCGTCCTCCAGGGGCCGGATGCCCTTCAGCTCCTCAACATACACACCGATGTCCTGGTAATAGGGGACACTGACGTCCACGCCGGCTGTGGAGATCCGGAGCAGCATCGGCTGACTCCTGGCACCCATACCGGTCTTAATCACGTCAAGCATCTCAGTGTTCGGCCAGGCGTGGCACTCGTCGCAGATCCCCACAAAAATATTGAGGCCGTCCTTGTTTTCCGTGTCTTTAGACAGGGGCTTAAACACGCCGACCGTCTTCGGAACCTTGATCCCCCATTGATACTTCTTAACCAGAGGGAAGAAAATAGACCTCTCCAGGAGAACTTCTGACGCCTCATAACAGAGCCGGGCCTGAGCCTGGTCCACAGCTGCCGTATACACCTCTGGGCCGGCCTCTCCGTCCATCAACAGGAACCACGCCGCCAGAATAGCAACAAAGAAGGTCTTCCCGTTCTTCCTGGGCACCTCGATGTCCGCCATCCGGTACTTCCGGAGACCCGTCGACCGCCGTTTCAGCCCGAGGATGTTCGCAGCGACGAAGAGCTGCCAGTCCTCGATCCGGAAAGCGGTGCCGGCGAGCGGTCCCTTGTAATGCTTGAATTTTGAGGAAAATAACACGAATTTCCGCACTACATCCTCATCAAAATACAGATCCTCTCGCTCCAGATCCGTCTGCCAGCGCCGGCAAGCCAGCTGGATCGTCTCACAGCTGGGGATCCTCCCGGACAAGACATCCGATGCGTAGCGGTTGACCCGTTCCAGGACTTCAGCCATTGTTCATCTCCTCGATAAAGTTATCCAGATCCGACTTCTTTCCGCCGTTCCCCGGCACGCGCTTCCGGCCGGTAGGCGTAAGCCCGAGCTTGATGGCCGTGGACTCATAGGCCATCTGGGCTTTGTTCATAATGTCCACCGCCGGATTGGTCTTGTATTTTTCGCAGCCACGGTCGTAGAACTTGATTACAGTGCCCAGCTTCTGCACATCCTTCGAGGCTGTCCGGGCGAGCACCACGTTCCTGGAATAGGAAGCGATGACCGGCACATCCGACATCTTGAACAGGTCGCGCTCCATCAGTTCTTCCACTGTGGAGCGGAAAACCGTCCTCTCTGGATCCGTAAGGAACTTGTAATCCGTGGATCCGAACACTTTCAGACTTTCTTCTTTCGTCATATCCTTTTTCTCCATTGGGGGTTGACCCCCAAAACTGTTTTCAGCGAGAGCAAAAC